GGGCTTTGCCGTCACTTTCGTTTACAATAATCTTAGTAATCTTGCCCGGATCAATGTACATCCATTTCTTGTTTTCAGGATCGCGAACAAAGAACGCATCGCCGTATTTGAACACGTTACGCACAATTCTAAAAATTCTTGTTTCAAATTTTTGTAGTTTACACCACTGCTGTAGGTACTCGCGAAGGATAGCTATTTCGCTATTAGTTGCTTTATTTCTGTAAAATAAACTAAATGGAGTTTGATTTTCTCTGTTCTTTTGACTACAAAATTCTGCTAGAATATCTAATGCTGCATTAACTTCGTTGTCCATGTCCATTGTATCATATTGCAAATAACGATCAATACGATTCGGAGCGCCGGTATATACATCTGGTAAAAAACTAGAGTAGTTTGCTTGAGCCGGACCTGGGCGAGACGAACCGTTTCCAATTGGACTATAGTTTCCAGATTCAGAATTTACTGATGCTGGGGTAAAGTATTTCTTCCATGACATGTTTGTTATCTCGCGTATATGTTACTAGCACCACTCTTCGCAGCTTTGGTTGTAGATTTGTGGCCTTCTTCACTAACTGCTATTAGTTGGCCCATCTGTTTATTTAACGTATTCAGCGCCGATACCACGTCAGAGAGAGTAGATTCTTTAGTTGCTGCTTTGGCATCGGGCTTTTTCTCAGCTATTTTAGCAGCTTCTGCTTTTTTCTCTTCTGCTTGTCTTTTGAATTTTGCATTTTCTCTATCTGCATCTGCATCTGCAGGTTTAGCTGGTATACTATTTTTAGCAGTATCAATTTTCTTCATAATTGGCATACCGTTAGGGCCAATGTCCAAACCGCCGCCCATCATGTCTGCCGTGCTCATCATTTTGCGTTTTGGTGCATCCTGTGGGGTGCTTCTTCGACTTTCTCTTGCTAATTCTGATTTAGCTTCGTCTGCTACTTTCTGTTTTGCCTCTTGGTCACTTACTTCGGGTCGAGGACCCATTGCTACACCATTAACTGGTAGTTCTGCAGTAATTGCATCAGTTTTTTTATCTTCAATTGCTACTGTTTTTGCGTCGTCTGCTGCTTTCTGTTTAAGTTCTAATTCACGTTTAGCACCGTACTCGCCTAGATTCTGCATAACATCTAGCATTTCTTTTTTCTTTTCTACTTGCTTTTCAAACATTGCTTTATTCAATGTTTCATTTTCAAGTGCAGCTTCTTCTTCTTTAGTAGCTTGTCTATCTCCAATGTCTGCTTTCATTTTAGCAATACGATTGCCAATTTTCTCTGCAGTTTTAGTATCTTCCTTAATCCCTGATTCCATTGCTTGTGCGTGGAACGAACGATTTTCTTCACTGTATCCTTTATAGTCATCAATAATCTTTTGTTGACTTTCTGTAAACTGTGATTTAAATTCTTGTTGTTGTGCTGCTACTTCTTTTACAGGCAGTGCATCAGCTATATCTGATTTAATCTTTTCACTAGAAGTTTCAATAATCTTTGTTTTATCTTCTTCTTGTTTGACTGCAATATCATAGCCCATTTTCTGCAACGTTTGTTTAGATTGTTCTGCACGGTCAACAGCTTTGATTGCTTCTCTTGCTTTTTCGGCTGCATCAGAAGAATCGTTTTGTTGTTTTCTAAGAGCATCATATTCTTCTTTTTGCTTACCTGTAAGATCTTTAAATCCTTTGCCTTCTTTATCTAATTTTTCTTCCATTAAGTCAATAGCTTCAGATGCAGCTCTATTTGTTGCGGTTGCTGCCATCATCTCTTCTTGCAATGACAATTGTTTTTCTTTTGACGCTTTTGCGTTGAGAGTCATTATCTCATCAAATACTTTCTTTTGATCGTCTGTTTTGAGCATGGCTCTATCCATACCCACAGACATTGATGCCATACTCATTGGCATAGGAGCGGCCGATGTTTTAGTTGTTGCGCCGGGTAGTGCTCCAGCAATATCGCCTGCCATTTTTTTACTAGATGATGATATAGTAGTTGAATATGATTCAACTACGCTAGTAGACGCTTTGGCATTTTTCTCCATGTTTGCAACAAAGTCAGCTGAATTACTTTGTATCTTGTCATTCATGTCAATATAGTAATCTTCGATCTTTGCACCTTTTGGTATCATTGCTTCGATCATATCGTCGCTCATACCTTTTACCGAAGTACCAATTACACTTTTTGCCAGTTCTGCTTCTTTAAATGCATCAGCGTTAGTTTTCTTAGCAAGATCTAGTTTAGATTTGCTGTCATCTTTATACATGTCAGCAAGCGTACTGTTACTAGTTTTAGTAATAGATACTTGTTCACTAACCATCTTAGTAGTTTCTTCAATGGCAGCTGCTTTCTTAGTAGTTTCAAAACTAATGCCTGCATCAATTTGTTTCTGTAACGGTTCCATCATAGCTTTATATTTCTCAGCTATTCCTTTACCTTCATCTCCAACTCGCAATTCCTTAGCAACTGCATTGCCGCCTAACTTGCTGCCGTCTCCTATTTGAGCTTTGAGCTTTTCTCTTAAAGCATTTTTTTCAACTTGCATCTGTTCTCTAACAGAAGCTAATTCTTTTTCAGCAGCCTTACTACTGTCATTTTGAACTTGTTTAGTGGTAGTAGATCCGCCGCCACTTACTGAACTAATACTAGTGCTAATAGATTTAGACATACTAGACAAATCTAACTTGGACATATCTGCTTTGCCCATTTTGCTTATTTCAGCTGCTAGAGCTGCAAACTCTTTATCTTTACCCATAGCAGTATCTAATTTAGGCATTTCTAACTTGGGCATTTCTAACTTGGCACCAGCACCTGCCATATCTACTTTTGGCATAGTTTTTCTTACACCGGCCATTGCAGATTCAATGACTTTAGATACGTCTTGTGGTCGCATTACACTTTCCATACCGTGTAATTCTACCATAGTACCTTTACCCCAATCTTCAAACATTTTACCGGCTTTATCTAAACTACCGCTTTCACGTTTAGGTACTGGTGCAGCAGCGCCACCGTTAACTATTTCAACCTTGCCCGGAGTTTCCCTAAACAATCCTCCTGCAAATTCAACCATAGCTCCTAATGATTCGCCTGCTGGTTTTGCTTTATCTCCAGATACATGAGTTATCTTATCTTTCTTTGATTTGTCGCTGTCAGTTTTGTCAAGTTGTGCATCTGCCGGCAGCTCTTTTTTAATTTGACTAACAAGGTCTGCCATACCAGCACCCTTGTTTGCCATTGCACCTTTAACAACATCTTCTTTAGACATTGATTTTTCATTAGCAATTTTTTCTATAACTTTAAGAGCTGTATCAGACTGCTTTTGATTTCCTGTAATTAATTTATGAAATTCTACTACATCTTTAGATGCAGCATCTTTATCACCAACTCCTTTATTAGGTCCTGATTTGTCTCCTGCTTCTTCTTTAACTATTCGATCAAGTCTAGATTTCTCGTATCCTTTTTTCATTGGGTCGCCAAATTCAGTTTGTACAACTGTCGAAGAACCCAAATTTAATTTATTACTAAGTTTAACAATTGATGGTGCAATATCTTTTGCTAACGGTTGAATAACTTGATCGTTTAGTACTTTGGTTAAGTCACGTCCTCGGCTTTCAAGATCAACTGCAAATCTAGTAATGCCGGCCCCTGCAGTTGCATTTGGATCATCTTTGCCTCCAGCTTGTTGTTCTGATTTAACTTGATCGTCAAGTTTTTTCATCGAAGCTTCTACATTTTTAATATTGCCTCCTGCATCTGCAAGAGCATTTCTAAACTTAGCACCTTGTGCATAGCTTTCTTGTGTTTCTTTAATGCCTGCTTGAGCAGCCATTGTTCGATATTGACTAGTATTTTGAAAAGCGGCTTGCTCAGCAGCCGCTTGTTTCGTCAGCATTGCAGCACGTTCTCTGTCACCGCTTCGAGCAGCTTCGCCTGCTTCACTCATTAATTTCTTAGCATCAGAACTTAGTAGTCCGTAGGCTGCTTCCATACCTTCTGACGGGCGTCCCATAGAAGCCATATCTTCTGCAAGTTTCTGGAACTGCGGACCCATCAACTTACCATTAGCACTGATTGCATCAAACGCTTCTTTTGCGCCAACGCCACCGTTGGCTATAGCTTCATCAATAGCAGCCATACGTTGTCCGTCGGTTGCTTTACGTCTTAACTCATCAAGTTGTTCTTGTTTACTTTGTCCTGTTATCTTAGCTACTGCATCCATCTCAGTAGCTAGGCTTGCTGCGGCTTTAAGAGATCGGTCTTGTCCGTCTTTGTCTTTTAAGTCTTTAAGTTTTGATCCTGATATACTAACTGCTAGAACATCATTAAGTTCTTTTGTAGTATATCCCATACCACGTAGTTGTTCACCTAGTCCGCTAGTAAAAAACGTATCGGCCATTTTAGAAAACTTTTTAGCGCCTTCAGCACTAGTTGCCCCAAACCCTAACATTGAAGAATTATTCTTCTGCATTACTTCGGACATCTCAGCAATGCTCATCCTAGCAGCACTTGCTTGATCCTTCATAGCCATTATATCGTTACCAAACGATAAACCAGTGTCGGATAGTTTTCTCCAAGTATCAATATTTTGATCAATATTTTGACCAAGTGAGTTTAAGGCTTTGGCGCCTTTGTCAAGAGACGCTCCAAGAACAGACCCACTTGCTCCTAGTCCAGACAACCCAGCTGACAATGCCTGAGTTACATCTCCTAATTTTGCACCACCCTCAGCAATTTTTGATCCAACTCCTAGAGCTGCATTGCCTAATCCTTTAACGGCATCTCCAGCAGCACCTAATTCTTTACCAAACTGTCCGGCGCCTGAACTGCCTCCACCGCCACCGCTACCACCGGACATTCCGCCACCACCGGACATTCCGCCACCACCGCCCATGCCTCCAAAATAGCCGGCTCGGCTTGCTTCTTTAAGGGCATCTACTAGTTCTTGTTTAGACATTGACATATTATTTTTCCCGGAAAACTGCGTATATAAATAAGGATACATTATATTTATCGGGAGTAAAAATGAACCCACTAAACCCTCTACAGAAGTACTATCGCCAGCCTAAAATCTACATCTCTTTGCCCAGCAAAGGATTACACTATGAAGAAGGTGCGTTTCACGGTGACTATAACAATGTACCAATCTTTGGTATGAACGGCATGGATGAAATCATGTACAAGACTCCAGACGCATTGTTTACTGGTGAAGCAACAGTTAAAGTTATTGAAAGTTGTTGTCCGTTTATCAAAGACGCTAGTAAGATGCCCACTCTAGACGTAGATAGTATTGTTACTGCTATTAGAATTGCTACGTTTGGTGAATTGCTAGGTATTAGACATACGTGTAATAACTGCGGAACAGAAAATGAATTTGATATTGACTTGCGAACATTCTTAGAATACTACAGCAGTTTAACATTTGATAATAAAATTCAAGTAGGTGAACTAATAGTTACTCTGCGTCCACTAAGTTATAAAGAACTTACAGAAATTAACATAGAAAATTTTAAATTACAAAAGATGTTGGCACAAGTTAGCACTATGGAAAACGAGCAAGATCAACAAGTGCAAGTTGATCTAGTGTATAAAAATCTAGCAGATGTACAAACTCAACTGTTTATCAACAGCATTGACAGTGTTCAAGTTCCAGACGGAATTGTTAATGAAAAAGAATTTATTGTTGAATGGGTTAAAAATAGCGATAGAGAGTTGTATGCTGCTATTAAGAAAAAGCTAGAAGAAAATAAAGAAAAATGGACTATGCCCAAGTCTCAGATCAAATGTGCCACGTGTGGTACTGAAGATGCTGTGACTGTTAATTTGGATCAATCAAATTTTTTCGTAACCGCCTAGGCTATGTCGAACACTCTGACCTTGAAGACTTTTTAAAGACATTTGATCGTCAGGCAGCTGAGGTTAAGGAAGAGATATTTAAAATAAGTTGGTACATGCGTGGCGGAGTGACCAGTCAAGACTTATTTCATGTGTATTCCTATGAAGATAGGAATATTATGAGCTCTCTTATCAAAGAAAACATAGAAGCCACTAAGAAAAGTGGTATGCCGTTACTTTAATTTAGCTTGTAATGCATCGATATCGTCTGAACGATCTTGTGTTGATTTAGCAGTATCAATTGCCTGCTGTGCTGCTTGTTTTTCTTGCGGAGTCTTAGCAGTGTCAAGTGCTTTCTTATTTTGAAATTGTCCTTGTTTCTTTTCAGCATCAGGATAGAATGAACTATTCGAAAATGCATATAAAAACTTGTTCCATAATCCTTCGCCAACGTAGCCACCGCCCCTAATTATAGGCATAAACACACTCTTAGCAAGAACATCTTTACCTTGATCGCTACCTAACCACATTTGAAATGCTGTAATTCCAGCTTCAGTAGCGACCATAGCGGCAATTGATGCTGCTGATACTACTCCCCCAGTTGCAACTCCTGCAACTGCACCAGCGCCTAGAACTACATTTTTAATAAGTCTAACTAGCATTAACACTATTCGACTGTTTGCTACAAATCTAACAATCATTGGTACAATTATTTGCGCTTCAAATACTCCAAATGCAAATTCTCGTTCAGCTTCGTATTCTTCTTTAGTTAGTTCTTTATTATTGTAAAGGTCTTCTAATCCAGCAAGATCAATATACAGGTCTGCTATCGATGTTCCAAGTCCAAGTAGTTTAAAAAACGTACCGGTACTAGTACCAAGTTTAGCCCAGAAAGATTTTTCCATTGCCTGAGCTGCCGCAGTATTACCTGTCTTCCATATTTCATGATGCTTTTTTACTATGTCTCCAAGTTTTCTTGCAGATTTAGGACCGCCCTGCCTACGTAGTTCAGCAGCCTGAGCAGTTCTTTGTGTACGAAGATCAGACGGGCCACTAGTTTTTGCAGGTGTAGCAGTGGGAGTCGCTGTTTGAGATGGTGCAACACGTGCCTGTGTTCTTGCAGCATTTCTTCTTGCCAGAGCTCCAGGTGTATATTGAGGTGTTGCCTCACTGATAATGTCGTATACTTTCATGATATTGTATTTAGTTAATGATGTACTGCGTACATCTGTTCATCGCTTGCGCTCGAACTATTTTCTTTTTGTATTTAATATTACTGCTGCGAAGCAGTTTAAATATTATCTAGATTGTTCAGTCACACTTTGCCCTTGCGGGCAAAGAAACATTATCTGAGTTGAACAATATCACTTAGCGTTACAGCATTACAGAGGCGGTCATCCGGTACCTCGAGCTGTGTCTTTATATGACGGCGGTCCACATGCATACGCTAACATACATGCAAACGTGGGTATTTCTCCCTCTTTTTGCCTTTAATTCCTTTAAATAACCAAACCGCGGCAGCTTTGCGATCCTCGTCCTGTTAAGGATGGTGGTTAAGTACTCTTAGCAGCTAGAGTTTCCTTCCCTGCGATCCGAGATCCAGGTATACGGGCGCACGATGTTAGCTTGCGCTTGCTATTACTGCTTGATGAGCCTAAGATTTTAATATAATGTGTGAGCCATGTACACGGACTTGTATGTGTCCGTTGTAATACTCGTTTGATTCTAATACTTTACGGGAGAATTGTTCTCTGGCCTCGATGTAAGAGCATTGCGCTTTTGAGTTGCAGTAATATAAGATTTCTCTTGTGAAATTTTCTTTGCCTAATTTTAGAACATCTGCATTTAATTCCAAGTTACTGCCGTAATATTCACGCCAGTCACTGTCAATTTTACTGCGAATCTTCTTCTTTTTCTTGGTACCGTTCTTTAATTTTACAGTTTTAGTTGTAGTCTTAGAGAATTTAGCAAGTTTTTTGCCTATATATTTTCTGCCAGAGATGACATTGGTTATAAGATATACAAATCCGATGCACTCTTCGGGGAGTGTTTCGATAATTTCATTCTGATAAGTCCATGACATGCTTTAGTTAGCATCATCATTCCCGTGAGCCTGTTGGTTCTGAGCCTGTTGTTCTGCGAGCTTTGCAGCCCTATATGCAGGAGATTTAATTTTTGGTTTAGTTCTACGTGTTTCTAGTATTTCTACTCGTAGTGCGCTGGCAAATCGTCTAATTTCTGACAAATGTGCGCGAGTACGCATACCACTGGCATGCGACTCTGTAGTTGCCCAATTTTGATAGTCTTCAAAGTAGGCTCTGAATTCTTTCATTAGTTGATCGTGCAACTCATCATAGTTCATTAATCAATCTCAAGATCGTTTGCATAGCTGGTAAAGCCGTTTTCTTTAATAACTTTAAGCACATTATTAACACGACCTATCAACTCATCTTTGTGTGAGATTAAGAAAATGTTCTTCTTGCGTTCACGTGCCATCTTCTTAAGTACGCCTAAAGCATTTTCTACACCGTTTGCATCTAATCCGTTGTCAATAAGTTCATCAACAAACAATAAATTAATGCTTTGATACAGACTTTCCCATACATCACGGAATGCCCACGACAATCCAAGGATTAAACGATTACGCTCGCCACGAGACAAGTTGTCAAAGTCTAGATCTTGTCCTAACTGAGTAATCTCAACGTTTAAATCGTTTAGGAAACTTACTTGGTGAGGTAATCCCATCTTGTCAAGATAGTAGGTAAGCCTGTTATTCAAATAGGCAAGGTTTTGATCAATGATCTTCTTACGAATAAACGAATCTTTATTAGTCAGCAGTTTGAGCAAAAACTCTTGATGATCCTTCATACTATTCAGTAGATTAATGTTATCCCATGATATTTCTTGGATAGCAGTGTGCCTTAAATCGTCAATTTGTTCTTGATACGGGTCAACTTCATCTGTTCTTTTTACTAGAGCAGATTCTAAACTAGTAAGATTGTTTTGATGCTTTAATGCTTCTTCTACAGTGTCATAGTAAGTGTTAGGCCTGCCATTGATGTCACCAATAGTTTCTAATTCTTGTAATACGCTAGTATAGCTATCACTAACACCTTGCAAATACAGCATAGCATCTGCTAGATTTTTCTCGGCACTAGAAGTCATTTCTTCATGCTTGTGACTATGTAATCCCTGTTCGCAAGCAGGACATGTCTTATTTTTTAACTGTTCTAACTCTTTAGTATACTTAGTAAGGCTCTTATCAGCTTGTATGACTGCTGTTTCTAAGGTTGCTTTCTCTTTATTGAGACTTTTAATCTTAGCTGCATGTTCATCATATTGTTTTAGCTTGGCATGTTGTTCTAATTCACGCTCAATATCAACGTTTTGCAGCTCTGTAATACTATTTGCAATTTTTTCGCAATCTGTTTTTTGTTGCGCATACCAAGCTGATTGTCTAGTTTCTAAACCAGTTATACTTACTTGTATTTTATCGTTAGATTTTTTAGAAGCTTCTATATCAGCAGTTTCTTGAAAGATTGATTCTTTAGTAATTCTAATTTGCTCTTTCAGCAAGTCAGCTTTTTCACTTAATAATGTAATACCTAACAACTGTTCAATAATGTCACGTTGTTCATTAGCTTTTAAGCTGAGAAACGGTTCTGTATAGGTATTAAGAGCAACAATATGCTTGAACATATCGTGGCTCATACCTAACAACTCGTCAATATCTTTCTGCGTTTCTCGCATATCGCCCTGACTGTCGTCATTAGACTCTGCACTTTGCTCTTGATTATTAACATAGAACTTCATAATTGTAGGTTTACGACCACGTTCGATCTTATACTTGTTACCGTCTTTCTCAAACGATAAAGTAACTAACATGTTCTTGTTATTAATCTTATTGATTAAGTTATCTTTCTTGATGTTAGTCAGTGCAGTACCAAATAATGCAAAACTTAATGCATTAACAATAGTAGTTTTACCTGTACCATTGCGTGATCCGCTGTCATCTCCACCTTGATCTAAGTTTTCTCCTAGCACAAGAGTTAATTGCTCACGTCCAAAATTTACAGCTTGGGTTTGATTACCCACACTCATAAAGTTTTTTACGGTTAAATCCTTAATTTTGATCATAGGCTATTATAAATTTCCAACAATATTTTTTTATCAAATGTATCGCTTTCGATATTGATTAGTTGATTACTAACAATTTGATCTACACTCTCAAATGCCTGTATGTCAATGTCAGTATTAATTTCTAATTCTTTCTTTTCGGGAATAAGTGTTAATTCTCGAATGTCGTACTTGTTCATGAAGTCTTCTTTGACAAAACTTGCCTCTTCATAAGTGATATCAATATCAAGACTAACACGCAGATGCTGATTAGGTTTAATAATTGTATCAGCTTCGTCAATAAGTTGACTTAGTTTAACCGTGCGGAATGTTGGTTGCATGGGCCATGTGTGATACTCTGGCTGACCACCCCACTCAAGGATCATCATGCCGCGCTCGTCATCCCATGTATCTGCATAGTTATGAGGAAATGCATTGCCAATATAAATCATGTTACGTTGCTGTTGGCGTTTGTGGAAGTGCCCACTAAATCCTAGTTCGTATCCTTTAAAGCTATCTAGCTGAATCTCACCGTGATCTGGCATCTGTATCATAGCATTCATAAAGAAGCTGGGCAATTCAAAATGCCCAAAGATATATTTGCCACCTTTCTTGCCTACGGCTTTCCACTCGTCTCCGACGAGCCACGGGCAAAGTGTAACATCGCCAATGGTAGTAGGCTCATGAACAACAGTAATTCCAGGAATATACTTGCCGAACTCGACAGAGTGTATATCTCGTTTGTCTTTGTAATAAAGATCATGATTGCCAGGAAAGAAATAAAATTGATCAAACGCCTTACCGAGCTTTTCCAGGGCCCTAAGACTATAGTCCATAGTAGTGATATTAAGACTGTTGCGATTGTGATGCCAATCACCCATAAAAATTCCAACATCACAACCTTGCTCCTTGGCTTTAGCAATATACCAGTCTACAAAGTCTTCGCAGTCCTGGTTATGTACTTGGCTGTTAGACTTTAACCCAAAATGTATGTCAGTGAAACAGGCTACTCGTTTAAAAAGGTTACTCAATATAGTATCTCCATTCATCTATTATAGTTGTTTTACAGCTACAGGTCAATCGGTAGTTTCGTCGAATCGTTTGACCGCGGCAGCGTGTTCTCCAGATCCTGTTCTTGAGTAACTTGGATTCATTCCGTTGATTTCTAACAGGTCATCACGGATATTTTGATTACGTTTTTCCAAGTTAATAATGCGTACAAAGCTGTTAGTAACAGCGGCAGTAAAGTAGGCAAACGGATTATCAGATTTACTCTCATCAAACTGCAAACCAATTTGTGTTAATTGTAAAATAGCCTGCCCACGCATTTCGTCGTTATAGGTATAACCACGGACATTGCCGCGAGTAGCATATCTTTCGCATAGTTTAATGTACATGCGAGCCAATGTATTGGTAATCTGCCCGTGATCCTTATTGAACTTGCCTTTTTCTAAATCACCCTTCCAATGACTTTTGCCAACGCATACTAAAATATCGTTTTCGTCAAACTTCCAATGTTGGAAAGGAGGAAAGTTTACTTTGTCTCTATGATCTGCTAGAGTTTTAGGATTTTTCTTGCGTGTGCCGTTTAACGGAATATGATCAAATGACATAATACGGAAAATAACATCAGTTTTGGCAATTTTCTTATAATCAATCTCAGTATCTGCTTGCTTGACTTTATCGCCTAGTGTTTTTCGACGTTGGTATTCTTCTTGCCCAATACGCTTAGCCTGAGCACGTTTTGCTTCAGCAATAGTTCTAATGTTAACTTTGTCTACGTTAGGTAGTATAAGATCATATCGATGGTATGCAGGATCAGTAAAACTACAAAATGTATTCTTGCTTTTATGTATTTCTTCTAGTAGATCTTTGTTGTTTAGATAATTAACTTTCATTGTAGTCCTATTTTATAATATTATAAACTATGCACTTAATTTTGTCAACTAAATAGAGTAACAAAGGAGTCCATAATGGGATTTGACTTAGGTTCAAGTATTGGGTCGGTTGTTAGCCAAGCACAATCTATTGGCTCGTCAATTAGTGGAGCAATGGGCGGATTGCAAGGAGCATTAGGCACTGCTAGCAAATTAGCCGGCGCACTTAATAATTTATCCAACCCTGCCGGACTGATATCAGCATTACGAAGCATTAATTTACCAGGCGGTGGCGGTAGCGGATCTGCAGCCGCTGCAACACGAGTTCAATTTTCAGGACCTGGTAATTCGGATGATTGGCGTGTGCGTTTGTCAATCCCTCCAAACTTTTTTGCATCAAGTGATGTCCTTGCTCCGTTGCAACGAGCTGGCGGCCTAGTATTTCCATACACTCCTACAATTGGTATTTCACATAGTGCCAGTTATGATGATGTTGCAATTACACATCAAAATTATCAATTCATGGCCTATCAGAATAGTAAAGCAAATGCAATTTCTGTATCAGGACCCTTCAACGTTGAAGATGCTGTACAAGCACAATATTGGATTGCTGCTGTACACTTTTTAAGATCGGCTACAAAAATGTACACAGGAGACGGTGACTCGGCAGGCAGTCCTCCTCCTATCTTATCGTTAAACGGCTACGGCGATTTTGTTTTTAAGAATGTTCCTGTAGTAATTACTAGTTTTAGCATTGACCTGCCAGCCGATGCAAATTACATTGCTACTACAATGGGCACAGCAGGATTTAGCGGATTTGGCACAGCATCTGGTGGTGCTGCATCTACAATCTCAGGTGTGGCCGCACTAAGTTCAGGATTAGCAGGTGTAGCAGGCGCCCTTGGCGCAGGCAAACTAGCAACTACGTTAGGCGGCATAGGAGCAGTTGGCGGAACCATTGGCGGAGTTGCTAGCTTATTAAGTGGCGGCGCAGGCCAAGGCCTTGGCGGAGCATTTCCAACAGCAAGCGGCAACACCCATGTGCCGAATAAGAGTACATTAACAGTTACCCTACAGCCAGTATACAGCAGAGAAGCAGTTAGACAATTCAGCTTGCAAAAATTTGTAACAGGTGGGTATGTTAATGGATCAGGTGGATATATCTAATGGCAACATATTCTAATACAAGCCCCTGGGCAAATACTACAATCAATAATAATTATCTGGGAATTTTAAAAATACGCCCAGTAAGCGCAGAAGCTGATGATGCTATCTATACAATAGAACCTCAGTATAGCCATCGTCCTGATCTATTGGCACACGACCTTTATGGCACTAATAAATTATGGTGGGTGTTCATCCAACGCAACTTAGATATCTTGCAAGATCCTATCTATGATTTTATTCCGGGGACTAGAATTTACCTTCCTAAGAAATCAAGTTTAATAGATATATTAGGATTGTAATATGGGATTGTTTGATTCTGCACTTAATTCTGCAACATCGGCAATTAGCCAAGCTACTAAAGTTGTATCTAATATCGGCTTGGCTAGTGCATTAGGCTCAGTTAACGGTGCTATCAGCGGTATACAAAAAGCAGCAGCCAATGGAATAAGTAATCTTGGCACAGCCCTGTCATCGGCAATACCTGGTCAGATTGCCGGCGTTGCAGGCGCCCTTGGCCAAATACAACAACAGATATCAAACATTGTTGACCTAGGCAACCTCAGCAAGTCAATTAATTCGTCTGCAACCTCAGTAAATCTTAGAACTGAGTTGCCAATGGCAAATATATTACACAGTTATGCTAGTTATAATTATATTTTTACATTAAGCGTACTTGATGCCGCAAGCATAAATTTCCCAAACGAAACATACAAGAAAGGCCAGTTAGGTCAAGTTATTTTTAAAAGTGGTAGCGGAAGCCCCGATAATCGAGTAAAAACCGCATATGGTAAGTTTGATTTCTTTATGGATAATTTAACTGTAGGTAGCGTTATTAACTTAGACAAAGATACTGGTAATACTAACGCTACTAAAATAAATTTTAAAGTTACTGAAATTTATAGCATGGGATTGTTTTTTGAATCCTTACAAATTGCTGCTGAAGCCGCAGGCTATAAGAATTATATGGATGTTCCATTATTATTAACAATTGAGTTCAAAGGCCATTTAAATTCTGCGCAACAAGGAATTGCAGCAGATACACTATCTATAGAAAAAACAACAAAGCACTTTCCTTTAAAATTAAGCACTATTGAAATGAAAGTCACCGGTCGTGGTGCTGAATATGATGTGGCAGCATTTCCTTGGAATGAAAAAGGTTTTTCCAGCAGCTACTTACAACTTAAAACAGACATCACAATTAGAGGTAAAACAGTTGGACAGATGTTGCAAACTGGCGAAAGAAGTTTACAGGTTGTATTAAATGAACGTCTCAACGATGCAGCTAAGAAAAAAGGAATAGTTAAAGTACCTGATCAAATATTGATTATGTTTCCTAGTGACTTGACGTCTGGCGCGGCCGTTGACAATGAAGATTACGGTGGGTCAGCAACCCAATCTCCGAGCACAGGCGCAGTACAAGGCGGCGACTTACAAACTAAATTAAAAGTAGCCTTAAAGGCTAAAGACGAAGGCGGAAACGGAACCTTAATACAAGAAGATGGAGACATGAATTCGTTAGGACGATCTAGTATGGGATTTAATCCCGAGAGGATCGGCGATGCGTCTTTTGCCAAAGATGGATTAGTCTACGATGAAAAAGCTAAAGTGTACACCCGAGGAAACATTGCAATAGACCCAACTGAAGGAACATTTAAATTCTCGCAAGGTACAGATATCCCTAACGCTATAAATCAAGTCATGTTAATGAGCGACTATGGCCGCCAAGCACTGACTAGCACACAAACATCTGACACTGGAAAAATTCCATGGTGGCGCATTGAAGCGCAGGTATATACCATTCCATCAGATGACAATTTAGATAAAACTGGAGTTCAACCAAAACTTATTGTGTATCGTGTAGTACCATTTGGTATTGATGCATCAAGCTTCATGCCAACAAACACTGCTAACCCTAAAGTTAAGCAAGCAAAAAAACAAGCAGTCAAAGCATACAACTATATCTACACAGCTAAAAATTTAGATATTATAAATTTTGATATTAAATTTAAAGCGGCGTTCTATTCCGCTATGTCTGCAGATGCAGGAAAAAATAACGAAGGCGCTCAAAGAGCAAAAGAATCGTCCGGTGCAAATGCTGCTCAAGATGCAGAATCAGTAGCACCAGAATCTGGAAATAAAACGCCATTAGCCGGCGAAGCAACAAAAGAAATACGCAGTGATGTAATCAAAACAGATACTGGTACTGGTACCAGTGGCCGCGAAACTCCTGAGACTAGAGCTGCAAGAGAATTTCAAAATAATGTACTAAACAATCCTTTTGACATGGTTAATACTACACTAACTATTTTAGGCGATCCGTATTATCTAGGTGACAGTGGAATGGGCAACTACACTGCACCTAAGTCACAATATGAAAATATGACGGCTGATTACAGCATTGATTATCAAACTGGAGAAGTTGATATTACTGTAGATTTTAGAACTCCTATTGACCTCGATATGAGTAAAGGTGCGTATGAATTTGGCCCGACAAAATTAGTAAATCAGTTTAGCGGATTATATCAAGTTACTAGAGTCGAAAGTACGTTTAATCGAGGAAGATTTACGCAAGTATTAACGTTGATTAGGCGTGCAGGTCAGACCAGTGATCCTTCTGCAGATGCAGGCGGCACAATTAAACTTATTAAAGATACACAAGATGTTAAGCCAGCAGTTGCAGATGGTGCAACTGGTACTGGGGAACTTAGAACACCGGCAGAAATACAACAAAGCACCGATCTTGCAGGATTTGACGGATAATTATGGCAGAAGATACAAGAAACCCCGCATCTGAAGGTAGGAAAACAGACCCAGGCCCGTTCTTGGCTAAAGTTATTAGCCACCACGATAAAAATTACATGGGCATCCTTGAGGTGCAATTATATAGAGAAGTTGGTAACGATGATGCGGCAGAAGGACAACTTCTTCAAGCAAGATACCTAAGCCCATTCTACGGAGTTACTAGCGTTGATTATGTTAGTGATGCTGAAGACACCTATAATAACACACAAAAAAGTTATGGCATGTGGATGATCCCGCCCGATGTGGGATCTACAGTAATGATCATCTTTGTTGAAGGGCAAGGATGGTTCTGGATGGGATGTGTACTGGACGATAAAATGAATTTTATGACTCCTGGTTATGCATCAACATACTATAATGTAGAAGACTCTAAGACTACTGATAAAGAACGAGTACCGGTTGCAGAATATAATAAAGTTATCGGTGCTGAAACTCTTGACTCAACTACCATTACTAAACCTGCAACACCGCAAGAAGTTGTCCTTAATGATCAAGGATTGCTAGAAGATGATATCCGAGGAATTACCTCAAGCAGTGCTCGCAGGGAAACACCGTCGATGGTCTTTGGAATTTCAACACCTGGCCCACTTGATAAACAAGATGGCTCTAAGACAGGTGCGGTAGGGAAACGAGAATATAGGAATCAAAATACATTTGTTAGCCGATTAGGCGGCAGTAGTTTTGTCATGGACGATGGTGATGACAAATACTTACGAAAAACTAAAGCTGGCGATGGCCCACCAGAATATGCTCGAGTAGAAAATCAAGAAGATGACGGCAATCCTACATTATTACACAATGAGTTAATGAGATTTAGGACTCGAACCGGTCATCAAATATTAATGCATAACACTGAAGATTTAATCTATATTGGCAATGCTAGGGGAACAACTTGGATTGAGTTAACCAGTGACGGCAAGATAGATATTTTTGCACAAGACAGCGTTAGTGTACATACTAAAAACGATTTAAATTTCTATGCAGATAGGGATATCAATATGGAAGCGGGTCGAAACTTTAATCTTAAAGTAGCAGAACGCCATCAAACTGAAGTAGGAATGGATAAGATTACAATTGTAAACGGCAACGTTGTAATACAAGTTGATGGCACACAAGATGAAACAATTACGGGCGCACACACTCAATCGTTTGAAGCAACATGGGATGTTACAACAGGCGATCAAACTAACATAACAGTAGGTGGCGGCTTTGATCTTAATACTAGCGACGCCAACAAGTTAACTTCTGGTAGTAACATGGAAATAAGTGCTGCAAATACAACAATATCCGGCGGCAATATTAATTTTAACGGCCCTGCTGCTGCATCAGCAGGTTCAGCTACCGCAGCAACCCCACCAGAGCCCCTTCCAACAATTGATAATCCTACGGAAACAGATGGTGAAACAATAACTAGTATTATGGCAAGGATTCCAACAATGGAACCATACCCACATCACGAAAACTTAGATGGTACGCTGTTTAAACCAGATGCAACTGACAGAGAAGCCGCTACTGCTATAGAAATTCCTCCAGCTTGGAAACAATATACAACGATTGAAGATACCTTTGTTAGACTTGCTACTCCGGCAGATCCTGAAGATGATAATACAGGCGCATAAATATTACTATGTCAGCTAATCCTAAACTATATGATAAAATTGTTTTACCGGGTGTTAAGACGCAGCAAAACGTTCCCGGTACAAAAACCTATAAAGGATTTAGCACAATTTCGCCTGATGCCGCAAGTTTTGCACTATACGATCTTGCTCTAATTAAGCAGGACATACTTAATCACTTTCATATACGCCAAGGCGAAAAATTAAATGATCCAACATTTGGCACAGTAATCTGGGATATTTTATTTGAACCATTGACTGAAGAACTAAAGCAGTTGGTGGCAAAGAATGTTGAAGACATAATTAACTATGACCCGCGTGTTCGTGCTGACCAAGTTATCATCACACAGTATGACAGTGGTCTTCAAATTGAATGTAGATTAACCTACCTTCCATACTACATACAAGAGTCTATACAGCTGAAATTTGATCAAGCTAATGGACTAATGAATTAAACTCCTACATAATAAACTACGCTAAATACTCAATAATTGGGAAGGGCGTATGTCAGCAACTGATCGACAAAATAGATTACTGGTAGCAGAAGATTGGAAACGTATATACCAGACGTTTCGTAATGCAGATTTCCAAAGCTACGACTTTGAAAATCTTCGCAGAGTAATGATTAATTATATCCGTGAAAACTATCCGGAAGATTTTAACGATTACATTGAAAGTTCAGAGTACTTGGCCCTTATCGACCTAATTGCATTCCTTGGTCAAAGCATCAGTTTCCGCACAGATTTAAACGCTCGTGAGAACTTTTTAGAGCTAGCAGAACGTCGTGACAGCGTATTACGCCTTGCCCGCTTGCTTAGTTATAACCCAAAACGTAACATTGCAGGCTCTGGATTATTGAAATTCACAGCAGTACAGACTACTCAAACAGTAGTTGATTCCAACGGCCGAAACCTAGTTAATCAAGTAATTGGTTGGAATGATCCAGCTAACGCTAACTGGTATGATCAGTTTATTAAAATTATAAATGCAGCATTGCCTGCAAGTCGTCAGTTTGGAAACCCCGATGATAAAGCTGACATTTACAACATTCCTACTGAACAATACCGCTTTCAAGCTGCTAATGTCAGCGTGCCAGTTTACGCATTTGCAAAAGCCATTGATGGTCGAAACATGAGTTTTGAAGTAGTGTCTACTACGTTCAAAGGCGCGGAAGAAATCTACGAAGAACCGCCGGCAATTGGTAACAGATTAGGATTTGTTTATCGTAATGACGGCCGAGGCGCCGGCAGTACTAATAGCGGATTCTTCCTACATTTTAGACAAGGAATTTTAAACCAAGGAACATTTACAATCGATCAACCTGCAACTAATGAAACAGTTGACCTTGATGCAGTTAATGTTAACAACACCGACGTATGGTTATATCGTTTAAATCAAACAGGTGTTGAGTCAGAATATTGGGCTAAAGTTCCAAGCCTTGAAGGTAATAACATTATCTATAATAGCTTAAACAAATCTATTAAAAACATTTATAATGTTACTACTCGTTCTAACGATCGTATTAGTTTAGCATTTAGTGATGGCACATTTGGTAACTTACCGCGAGGCACATTTAGAGTTTACTACCGTGCAAGCAACGGTATTAGTTATACAATCAATCCTCGAGATGTTAAAAATGTAGTTATTGAAGTTCCATATGTATCCAATGTTGGACAAGCTGAAACACTAACGTTAACCTTAAGTTTACAAACATCAGTAAGTAATTCTACAGAAGCTGAATCTAACACCAGTATTAAAAATAATGCACCTTCTACCTATTATACACAAAATAGGATGATTACTGCTGAAGATTATAATCTAAGCCCGCTTGGAATTAATCAAGAAGTTATAAAAGTCAAAGCAGTTAATAGAAGTGCCAGCGGCATTAGCCGATACTTTGACCTAGTTGATCCTACTGGCAAATATAGTAAAACTAATTTGTTTGGTGATGACGGCGCTCTATATAAAGAAGAATATACTAGTAGTTTTAAGTTTAATTATACTACCCGCACAGATATCGAAGCAGTAATTTATAATCAAGTGTATGAAACATTGAAGACAACGCAGCTTCGTGATTTCTACTATTCTAAGTTTTCCAGGGTCACAATTGACAATATTACATGGTATAGTAAAACAGTAGACACTAATCAATCAACTGGATTTGTTGGTTCACTTGGTGTTCCGTCTCAACTTGGCACATATACAAACACTAATTTACGATTTGTAACTGCCGGCGTACTATTAAAATTTACGGCACCACCTAACAAATATTTCAATAAATCCAATGACAATAAATTAGAAACTATCAACCCCGCAAAACCTGCTGCAAATTCAACAGATTCGTTATGGGTAAAAGTAATATCTGTTGTAGGTGACGGCACAAATGGCGGCACTGGTGTAGTTGCTAACGGGTCTGGAACAGTAATACTAAACGATATTGTTCCAGAAACTGCAATTTTATTAGAAATTATTCCGGCATGGAAGGCAACTATTAACTCTACAGTAATTGCCACTATGGTAGATTTAATATTTTCAAATAAGCCATTTGGCCTACGATACGACACTGAAACAGCTACTTGGAAAATTGTATTTGAAGTTAATTTAAATACTTTGGAAAATTTTAGTACAGCAAATCAAGGTAATAATTCTAATCAACAAAGAGATGCTAGCTGGTTAATATTGTTTACTACTAATACTGAATTTTATACAGTAACATCTAGATTAATTAGATATATTTTTGAAAGCGATAAACAGATTCGATTTTTCTTTGATGCAAGTGATAAAATTTATGATACACGTACTAATACTATTGTAAAAGATAAAATAAAAGTATTAGGAATTAATACAGCGCCACCAACATTTATTAATCCATTTACCTATGACCGTGAGTGGGAAATTACTGAAGAATATACTGGCTTAGATGGGTATGTTGATACAAAGAAAATTCAAGTTACATTCAGCGATACCGACGATGACAGTGTAGTTGATAACCCAGAATTGTTTGAAGAAATTGTTGATCAAATGGATGTACAAAACCCAGTTAGTGATAATAACAAATATGTAATTCTTGAGAGATATGTAATTGCCTACGGACAAGAAGATTATAAATTATTTAATAATAGTAATGGTACTGTTACTATTTTAGATACTCAGCCAACAAATACATCAAGTTATACTACCGGACAATATTTTTATTTTAAAGATGCAGGGGTAGTTAAACAATTCAATAACGGTAATTTTACATTATCTTTAAATTACAAAGTATACAATGGCCGCAGAGATGTTAAGTTTCAGTATATTCATAATGCAGATTATGAATCTCGTATAGATCCAGGATTAACAAATATTATAGATACATTTATTTTAACCAAACAATATGATAAAACATATCGTCAGTGGTTAGCTGGTTCTCGTACTACTGAACCACTGGCACCTAGTACTGACTATTTGTATACATTACTGTCTACTGATCTTAATAAGATTAAATCAATTAGCGACGAACTAATTTATCACCCAGTAAAATATAAAGTATTATTTGGAGAAAAAGCATCATTAGATGTACAAGCAACTTTTAAAATTGTAAAAAATTCAGAAATTGTTATTAGTGATAATGATGTTAAGTCAAGAGTACTATCAGCGATCAACGAATTTTTTACACTTGAAAATTGGGATTTTGGTGACAGTTTTTATTTTAGTGAGTTGTCGTCTTATGTAATGAGTCGACTAACTCCTAACATTGTAAACTTTTTAATAGTACCTAAAGATACTACATTATCTTTTGGTGGCCTCTACGAAATACGATCAGAAAAAGATCAAATTTTTATCAATGGTGCAACCATTGACAACCTTGAAATTATATCAGCTGTAACTGCTAGTAAGATTAACAGTAGCGGAACAATAACTATGACATCATCTACATTAAGTACACAGTCTATTACTAGTGGGAGTTACTAATGGCAAATAACGATCAAAACGAATTAGGCATTCCTTTGACAAGTTCAGACGGCAGAGAATCTGCTAATTTATTGCCAAGAATTTTTAGAACAGATAGTAACAAAAAGTTTTTACAAGCCACTTTAGATCAGCTAACTCAGCCAGGCACAGTTAAAAAAGTTAATGGTTATATAGGACGCCAAACTGCAAAAGCAGTAACATCGGCAGATATTTTTGTAACTGCTGCTGATACTATTCGTCAAAATTATCAATTAGAGCCAGCAGCAGTTATTCAAGATTATCTTGGTAATACTAACTTTTATAAAGATTATATTGACCATATAAATCATATCGATGTATCTGGCGGCAATGTTCAAAATCATGAAAGAGTGAACAGTCAAGTATCATATTCTTGGAATCCGCACATGAATTGGGATAAGTTTGTTAATTATCAACAATACTATTGGTTGCCTTACGGCCCAGCCCCTATTGAAATCGCCGGCCAGCAGCTCGCTATAGAAAGTACATATACAGTCGAAGCTGTCGATGAATCTGACAATTATGCATTTTTATTCTCACCTGATGGACTAACTCGTAATCCTACGTTAACGTTGTATAGAGGCCAAACTTATACTTTTGTAATTGATAGCTTGGGTAATCCTTTTAGTATTAAAACTTCTAGGGTAGCAGGAGATCTAGAAAGGTATACAATTGGAGTGTCTACATCAGCAGTTGAATCCGGCACCATAACATTTACTGTTGGTGTTAATGCCCCTGATGTATTATACTATGTTAGCGAAAATAGTGCCGACACCGGCGGTGTATTTCATGTATTAAATATTGACAATAACACTTACTTGAATGTTGACGCTGATATTTTAGGTAAAAAAACATATACTATGAGCAGTGGTATGCCGTTGTCAAACGGTATGAAAGTAAAGTTTACCGGTAACATATACCCTACAAATTATGCTACTGGATATTGGTATGTTGAAGGCATTGGAACTGCTATTCGTTTAATTTCTGAATCTGATCTTGAAATTATTGGTTCGTATTCTCAAGAAAAAGCATTGTTGTTTGATGACGGCGCATTCGATCAAAGTCCTTTTAGTACAGCAACTTCTTTCCCGCAGAAAAAAGATTACATTCTAGTTGCCCGCGGAAGTATAGATAGAAACCCGTGGAGTCGATATAATCGTTGGTTCCATCAAGATGTGATTATTGCAGCGGCCACAGCCGCCGGACAGGTGCCGTCCCTAGATCAATCTGCTCGAGCAATTCGTCCAATTATTGAATTTGATGCCGGTTTAAAATTATTTAATTTTGGACACAAAGCAAAGACAAATGTTACGTTAATTGATACATTTACTACAGATGTATTTTCAACCATTGAAGGTACACTTGGATACAATATTGATGGCGTGGATCTTGCAGAAGGTATGAGAGTGTTGTTTGCAGCAGATACTGACTTATTAGTTAAAGGCAGAATCTTTAATATCAATTTTATAAATGTAACAGTACCTGGTCGCCAAATAGGATTCTATGCTTTGCCAGGAATTGATCCAACGACTAATACTATAACTATAGAAACTAATCTGTTAACAAATGCAATTGGCCACGGCCTAACAACAGGGAATCAGGTATTATATCTTAATAATGGAAATACTAGTATTTCTGGATTGACTAACAGAAAAGTCTATTATGTTCAAGTACTTAATTCTACACAGATACAATTATATAATGATAAGAACTTAACAGTTGTTGCAGATATTTTTGCTACAGGTTCAGACGTTCATAAATTAGAAGTCTTTTCAGGTTTACGTAGACAAATTAATTTAGTTGAGGCTGATGATAGTCTTCCGTTAGAAAACGAAACTGTACTAGTTGAAGCAGGGGTAGTAAATCAAGGAACCATGTATTGGTATACTGGCACTACATGGAAAATTGGTCAGACCAAAACTCTAGTTAATCAACCACCGTTATTTGATATATTTGATGCTACTGGAATAAGTTACGGAAATGCATTAGTATATGATGGAACAACATTTGTGGGTAACAAACTATTTTCGTATAAGATGGGTACTGGTACTACCGATAGCGAATTAGGATTCCCGTTAGCCTATCAAAATATAAACAACATTGGCGATATTAGTTTTGAGTTTAATTTAATAGCAGACAGTTTTACCTACAAGAAAGTTGTTGATATTATTACTACTGCTACGGATGTTGGGTTCTTAAAATCAATTTTAGGACTGACCACCTTTAATTATGTTAATGGTTGGAAAACAACTCAAATCACAAATTTACAACCTATTGTAAGAATTTATAAAGAAAGTGGTCTAGTTAATAATTTTCCTATCGATGTATATTCTAATGTAGATGAGCTAGATGATTTAGAAGTCAGAGTATATATTAACGGTAAACGTCTAGCAAAATCTAACTATACAATTTCTACTAATGTTGTTAGAAAATCTGTAGTGTTAATAACTAATGTTTCTTTGACTGATGTAGTTACACTAAAATGTTTTTCAGCGCAACAAAAAAATAATAACGGATATTATGAAGTTCCAGTTAATCTGCAAAATAATCCACTGAATAATAATTTATCAGAATTTACATTAGGTCAAGTAATTGATCACGTTGATACTATTATTGATAACATTGATACATTTGTTGGCACATATCCAGGAACTAGTAATCTAAGAGATATTGGGAATATTACACCTTACGGTACACGTTTTATTCAACATTCCGGCCCAGTAAATCTAAGTTTATACCATTTTGGCTCAACAACTGCTAACGTGTTTAAAGCTCTTGAACAAGCTCGAGATGACTATAGTAAATTTAAACGAGCATTTATCGTAGCAGCGTCAAGTTCGGGAATTGATACAGATACTCGTCGACATGTTGACTATGTATTATCAGACCTAGCAAAAGATAAATCAACAAATCGTCCTTATTACCTATCAGATATGTATGGATATGCCGCATCAAATATATCTGAATATATAGTATTAGATCCTCGCACTAAAATATATCCTTTGACGGTAGCATTTAATTTAACAGTGTTATCAAACAAATCTGTTAACATTTACCTCAATGATGTTCAGCTTGTAGAGGGACGTGATTATACATTTGGTACAGATGTATTCTTTGAAATATTAACTGATCTAGCAGAGGGAGATATCCTTACTGCGGTAGAATACGAAAGTACTGACGGATCGTTTTGTCCGGCTACTCCTACTAAATTAGGTTTATACCCTAAATTTATTCCTTCTAAATTTTTAGATACTACTTACTTAGAACCAACCGAAGTTATACAAGGCCACGACGGTAGTATAACAATTGCCTTTGGCGACTACCGCGATGATTTAATTTTAGAATTAGAAAAACGTATCTTTAACAATATTAAAGTACAATATAACCCTGACATTTTTAATATCTATGATTACATTCCTGGATATGACAGAGCAACAATGTATTCAAAAGAAGAATACGAGACTATATTAAGTACCTTCTTTTATCAATGGACTAACTATGTTGGACAAGATTTTACCAAACAAAATGTTGAATGGTGGGACAGATTAAATCCATTTACCTTTAATTACCGTGGTAATTATGCATCTAATGGTTCGCCTGTTCCTGCATACTGGAGAGGTGTATACCGCTGGCTATTAGATACAGATCGTCCGCATACTCATCCATGGGAATGTTTGGGATTTAGCTTACCTCCTCATTGGTGGCAAGAAGTGTATGGTCCGGCGCCATACACTAGCAATAACTTAATCATGTGGGATGATATTCGTCAAGGAATAATTAGAGAGCCAAATAAACCTATTAGACGATTAGAAAAATTTGCAAAATCAGTGTTGTCTAAAGGAACTCCTGTAACTGAAACAGGCGAGTTACAGGACCCATTAAACTCTAATTTTGTTAGCGGTCCAATCAAACCAACTGCTGAAGGATATTATGCATTTGGTGATGTTGGCCCAGTTGAGTCAGCATGGAGACGTTCGGGACATTATCCTTTTGCAATTATTCAAGCAGCATTATTAATGCAACCTAATAAAGTGTTAGGTACTTGTTTGGATAGAAGTCGAATTGTGCGAAACCTCAGCGGTCAACTAGTATACTCTACTAGTGGCCTACGTATTCGCCTTGCTGATATTGTGCTACCATCTACCGCAGCAAGTACTTCAAGAGTATTAACGTCTGGGTTAATTAATTATATTATTGACTATCTAACTAATGATACAACTTTTTTAATCAAACAATATCAGACTGATTTAGACACGTTAACTAATAATCTTGGAATTAAGTTAGGTGGATTCACCGCAAAGAATAAATTTAAATTGCTATTAGATAGCAAGAACCCAACTAGTACTGGAAGCATTTTTATTCCTGAAGAAAATTATACTGTTTTCTTAAATACCTCGTCAGCAGTTAAAAAAGTAACCTACAGTGGTGTGGTTATTACTAAACATTCTGACGGATTTGAAATAAGCGGATACAATAATGAACTGCCATACTTTAATTATAACCCATGGTTAGAATCTGCTAGGACTATCACCGTAGGCGGCATTTCTGAAAGCTATATAGTTTGGTCTGCAGGAAAACGATATGTAGCAGGCGGCATTGTATTTTACGGTAATCGATATTACAGAGTAAATGTTACTCATACAGCAACTGATACATTTGATAATACATTATTTTCTAGACTTGCAGCACTACCAGTCTCAGGTGGCCGTAATGCTGATATTAGAAAATCTTGGGATACTACATTAGTACTAACTCTTGGGTATGGTACAAAATTGTCTACAGTACAAGAAGTAGTTGATTTCCTGCAAGGGTATGGTTCTTACTTGTCAGAACAAGGATTTATATTTGACGATTTTAATACTACATTAAAGTCTATTACCAACTGGGAAACCGCAGTAAAAGAATTCATGTTCTGGACAACTCAAAACTGGGGTGCTGGAGCAGTTCTATCGTTAAGTCCTGCTTCAAATAAAATAACACTAACAACTACTAAGAGTATAGTTAATGATTTATTAGATCCGTTTTTTGGTTACAAAATATTTAGAGTAGACGGTCAAAAATTAGAACCTGAATTTACTAATACCTATAGAAACGATGCTACTAGTGAATTTTCAATAACACCTACTAATACTACCCACGGAATATATGGCGCAGTATTTTATATGATACAGAAAGAGCATGTATTGATTTTAGATAATCGAACATTGTTTAATGATGTAATTTACGATCTTGAACCAGGATACCGTCAAGACCGTGTTAAAGTTATAGGGTACATTAGTCAAAATTGGAACGGGGGGTTTAATATTCCTGGATTTATTTTTGATCAAGCTAGAATTAATGATTGGTCTATGTGGACTGATTACAAGCTAGGTGATATTGTAAAATACAAAGAATTTTATTATTCTGCATTATCAACTCTTCCAGGAGTGCAAGAATTTAATGCCGCTGATTGGGCAATGCTCGCCAGTAAACCTACTGCAAAGATGGTTGCTAACTGGGATTATAAATCTGAACAATTTACTGATTTTTATGATTTAGATACTGATAACTTTGATGCTGAGCAACAAAAATTTGCTCAGCATTTAATAGGATACCAGAAACGTCAGTATCTTGAAAATATTATTAAAGACGATGTAAGTCAATATAAATTTTATCAAGGAATGATTATTGAAAAAGGTACACAGAATGTGCTTAATAAATTGTTCGATGTACTCAGCGCCGACGGCATGGAAAGTTTAACTTTTGACGAAGAATGGGCAGTCCGTGTTGGCGATTACGGAGCAGTAGCAGCATTTGATGAAACAGAATTTATCTTAGATGAATCCCAATTTAAAATTAATCCACAACCCGTTGAACTAGTATCAACAATTGACCCTACTATTGTAGATTTTGTCTATAGACAACGTCCATCAGATGTCTATATTAAACCGTTAGGATATAATAACGATATATGGGCAGTAACAGGTACTAAACAATATCTACGTACTCCAGGATTTGTTAGGTATGAGGATGTATTATTAAGTGTTGATACACTAACTGATGCGTTACAAAATGACATTAGCACTTTTACTGAAGGTGACTATGTATGGTGTGCATTTGAAAATATGTTGAACAGTTTTAAAGAAAGATGGAATGTCTACAGATTTACGCAAAGTGCATTTACTGTAACAGATGCAACATATTCATATAATTCTACTAGCAAAATTGGTGAGTTAACTATTACTTGCAATACAGCTCCGACAGTAGAAGCAGGTGACATACTAGGAATTAAAAATTTTAATATTCCTAAAGACGGATTTTACACAGTACACTCAGTTGATTCTAATGATATTATTATTAGAACAATAGTAACCGGATGGGAACCGCTGGCAGACCCTACACTAATAGTGTTATATCAATTCATTCCTTGTTTGTTTAATTCAATTGATGATGTAAATGATAACTTGCCAACTAGCATTAAGTCCAACGAATTAGTATGGACTAAAGACTCTGGCAATGGTACTTGGGGAGTATACAACAATAATAAAGTATATAATTCTTTTAATATTGATGTTGCTACTATTCCTGACCTTACTGGAATAAATTTTGGAAAGAAAGTTTCACTATCTCAAACTGGAACAACTGCTGTTGTAACAGATGCAGATCAGGTAATCATCTTAGATAGAAAAAATATAATTTCAACGTATGATGCAGCTCCGGCATACAATTGGATTCAGAATCAATCAATAGTATTAGATCCCACAATTGCAGATATTGCAGATCAAGAATTTGGTGCAGAAACTGCATTATCTGCAGACGGCATGTGGCTAGCAATAGCAGCTCCATTTGCAGATAACGTTGGTAGCAGCGGATACAATAATCAAGGTTATGTATCTCTATACTATAAAACATTAGGTACTGGCTACACGCTAGTTGACACTAAGACAGGTGCAGGTGCCGCCAGTTTGTTTGGATCTAAACTAGTATTTGCTAAATCAGGCAATACTTACATACTAGCAGTATCGGCAGCTAATACTGTATATTTTTATCAAACTACTGGAACTAGTAGTTGGACTAGTTATGCAGCTTCCTTGTCAATACCCAATGTTAAAAATATTTCACTATCTGAAACAGGTAACAAATTTGCCGCAGCAGTACCAAGTGCTGTTTCGAATAAAGGCCAGGTAAAATTATATACGTTAACAATGGGCAACTATGGCTCGCCAATCACGCTCGCTGGTACTGCATCAGATGATAGATTTGGTGAAAGCATCTCGTTAACCCAATCTTCAAAGTATATTGCTATTGGTAGTAATATTGGTAATGTCTACATATACAATACTAGCAGTACCAGTGTACCCTATCAAACAATTTCAAGCATAACTAACAATAGCGGCGACCAATTTGGGACATATGTGCAATTTGCAAATAATGATTCTACATTAGTAGTATCTGCTATAGGTGTTAGCCGTGTAGACATTTATGATCTTTACGGTGCTAAATTTTTATACGGAGAAAGTGTTACCTCAACTGCGTCCAGTTACGGAGCATCAATCACCGCAGGTGATAATACAATTTTAGTAGGAGCTCCCAATTTCAACAGCTCTGCAGGTACAACATTTTCATATATTAAATCGTCGTTAGTAAAATCTTGGTCTTTAAGAGTTTATGAGCAGCTAAGACCTAATATTTCTAATGTTAAAAAAGCATATTTGTATAATAAAATAACTAACAAGATTGTAACATATCTTGATGTAGTTGACCCTATACAAGGTAAGATTCCTGGACCAGCCGATCAAGAAATTCGATACAAAACATATTTTGACCCGGCAACTTACTCTGTTGGAACTAATGCAGTCAATGTTGATAGCGGATTAAATTGGACTACTTCTCAAGTAGGAATGCTATGGTGGAATTTAACTCGTGCAAAATTTTTAGACAATCAGGGCGGGGAAGTAGTATATAGATCAACTACTTGGAATAAGTTATACAAGACTGCAAGTATTGACATCTATGAGTGGGTTGAAACTAAGTATCTACCAAGTGAATGGGACAAATTAGCAGATACTACTAAGGGCCTAACAGCCGGTATTAGTGGTACAAGCCTTTACGGTGATACCGTCTACAGTGTTAAAAACAAATATGACACTGTTGGGCAAAAATTAATCCCTACATATTATTTCTGGGTTAAGAATAAAAAAGTAATACCTAATGCTGCTGGTAGAACACTTACTGCTAGCAGCATTGCTAGTTTAATTTCTGACCCGATTGGCCACGGATATACTTGTGTTGCACCTACCGGCACAAGTAGTTTTAGTTTAGTTAATTTTAATAACTTATTAGAAGATACTGATGTAGTGTTAAATTTTCAAACTTGGGTAATTGATAATCATGATATTAATATGCACAGCCAATGGAAAATTATAAGCGAGCATGTTAACACTACAATACCTAAAAATATTGAAAACAAATGGATAGACAGTTTAATTGGTAAAGACAGCAACGATCGAGTTATACCTGACACCAATCTTCCAGTAAAAAATAGATATGGCATTGAGTTTAGACCTCGACAAGGTATGTTTGTTAATAGAGTAGAGGCACTCAAACAATATATAGAACGTGTAAATTCTATTTTAATGGATCATTTAATTGTTGACGATTTTGATATAAGTGATCTAATGTTATCAGACCCAATACCAACAGCAGTTTCTGGACTATGGGATAGTACAATTGATTTTGAAACTGAACTAAAATTTGTCGGAACAGCAACCTTAGTTGATGCAAAATTACGAGCTATAACAGAAAACGGAGTTATAATAGAGGTAATTATAGATAATGCAGGATACGGTTATAAAAATCCACCGCTTATTAAAATTTCAAGTTCCGGTAACGGAGCAGTACTTGTACCGGTGCTAGATGTTGCTGGCAGGATTATCAAAGTAAGTATAAAAAACTCTGGTCGCAATTATTTTGATGATACAATTTTAACAGTAAGATCTTACTCTGTTCTAGTACTAAGTGATACTAATTCTTTTAACAAGTGGAGCATCTACTCTTGGGATACTAAAGATAAACTATGGAATAGAGCAAGAAGCCAATCATACGATGTAACAAAATTCTGGAACTACACTGACTGGTACGCCGCTGGATATACACAGTTTACAAAAATTGACTATCTTGTTGATAATACCTATTATCTTGTAACGTTGTCTGCAAATATTGGCAGCATAGTTAAGGTAAAAAATATTGGAACAGGTGGTTGGTTATTATTAGAGAAATATAATAATTTAACAACTATTGATTATACACAAAATTATAAAGTTGTAGGTAGACAGAACGGAACTATACAGTTTTCGAGTAGCATCTTTACCTTTGTTAATTCTTCAGTAGGATTTGATAATCAACTGTTTGATGCTTCTCTATATGACAATTTTGCCGCAGCAGAATTACGAATCATCATTAACACTGTTAAAGATAAATTATTAGTTGATGATTTACGAGTAGAATATTTAAAATTATTCTTTGCAAGTTTACGTTATGTTCTACATGAACAAATTTTTGTTGATTGGGCATTTAAAACTAGCTTTGTAAAAGCAACTCATAATGTTGGAGAGTTAAAAGAAAAAGTTACTTATAATAATGATAACTTGTCTAATTTTGAAGATTATATCAACGAAGTAAAACCGTATAGAACAAAAATTAGAGAATATATTAGTTCTTATAACAAGACAGATTATGCTAGACAATCAACAACTGACTTTGATTTAATTCCGTTAGTTAACGATAACTTAACTGTTACTCCTATGAGTGTAACGGTGCAGACTGACGGCAGCATTGCAGCAGGGTCGAATAGTATACTTGCTTACCCTTGGAAACATTGGTATGATCATGTAGGATTTACCATCCAGTCTATTGAAATATTTGATGGCGGCAGCGGTTATATTACTCGACCTATAGTTAAAATTGAAGGCGGATTTGGTACTGGAGCTCAAGCTAAAGCATATATTTCTAATGGTAAAGTTAATCGCATTGATTTAATATCCGGTGGTACTGGGTATCTTAAAGCACCTACGATTATTATTGACGGCGGCCTTTCAGAAACTGGCACTGCTGCAACAGTAGTTGCTATTATTGAAAGTGAAGTTGTTAGAGCTAACAAAATTGCTATTAAGTTTGATAGAATAACACGAAATTATTATACTAGTGGTGATCTTAATAAAGTTTCTGAAGACCTTGATGGCACCGGCTCGAGAGTACAGTTTGCACTAAAGTGGAGTCCTCGAATAGAAATTGGATCTGTTTCTATAAAACTTTATCCAGTTGGTATAGATCCTGATACAGTCGGAGTTACTGGAATTGATATTTTACGAGGTGAATATAAACTATCAACTAAAAAATCTACCAGTAAAGGTTACACTAGCTATTCTGGATTATTAACATTAGACACCGCTCCGGCAGTGGGTGAGACAATTAGAATTATCTATGAAAGAAACTTTGAACACTTGTCAGCTGCTGATAGAATTAAATTCTTTTACAAACCTACCGCTGGTATGTTAGGAGTTGATCTAGCACAGTTGATGCACGGCATTGATTATGACGGAGTTCAATTACAAGGACTGGGATTTGGAGCAACTGGCGGCTGGGATGCGCTTCCATGGTTTACTGATGAATGGGATGGATTTGATCCCAAGTATGATGACAGAATTATCACAGCCAGCGCAGGTGACTACGGCTATACATTAGGATACACTCCGGATGCAGGAGAAGTTATTAATGTATACATTTCTAGATATGTTCCTACAGCAACAGTTAATCTTTATATAGTGGCACTTTCACCATTGGATGATAAATCTCTATGGATTACTACCGACACTGCTCACGGATTTACTGCTGATATGTTTATTACTATATCAGGAGTGATTCACTCCGGAAACTACAATGGAACACATAGAATTCGACAAATAATTTCTGAAGATAAATTTTCAATTACTTTAGGAGAATCTGCAATGTTGGGGATTAGTGGAACTGTGTACGGATATAGATACAGTGCTCCTATTAGAATCGATGATCCTGCATTTAGTACATATCCAATGTCTGGTAAACCAAATGTAGTAATGACATCCATTGTAGCTAATGGTACAACTGATGCGTTTACGTTACCTAATGCACATTTGACTATTAATAATAACGATAAAGTTATTTTCCGCAAGAGTACTAGTGATGGAAGCATTTTACCTCAGCCTAATGAGTACGATACCCAATTACAGGGCGGTGCCTTTGATGGTTCAACACTGACTACAGCAACAGGATATGCTCCTGCTGATATCAATGTTGATGGCGATGATTTCGTAACTCCAAACACAAGTCATGCTCCTGAAGAAATCGTTCCAGGTCACATAACAGATGCAGTAGCTATTAAAGTATATCATAGACCAGCAGGCGGAGCCCCAAATATTCTGTTTAAGAATTACAAAGGCAACGGCTTAACTACTGAATTTATCATAGGTCAATACTTTGCTACTGATCGAGCAGTAATTGTGAAAGTTGGCAATGAAATAATTGACCAGCTAGACTATACTATTGATTGGTCGTCAAACTTTATCAAGTTTGATACTGCACCAATTACTGATTCAGTTGTTAGTGTAATTAGTATAGGATTTAATAGCGAAAATATATTAGACTTAGATTACTTTATAGCTGATGGCAGCACTACTGAATATGTAACTCGTGCTCCGTGGCTTGAAAGAGCACTAAATTCTACTGTGCTAGTCAATGGAGCTGTAGCTGAGTACGAATTATTTAAGACTGATTCAACATATGATAGTCCTAATAGAGTAGCTATACGATTTGGAACAGCAGTGGAAGAAAATGCTCTTATCAATTATATGATAGATACAAGTACTTCTATACAAACTTCTAGTGTTGTAAAAAGTCAAATTATTACCACTAACGGGGTTGATGTAAGTTATAACTTAGATAATTTAAATTCATCTTTATTGCCGGGAAATAGATTACAGCCTTATGAAACTAATATTATTGTAAGAAAAGGTCAAGAAATACTTCGACCACCTACAGTTATGTACTTTACAATGTTAGATAACAATTTGTCTTATAATATTCCTGCACATAAATTTGCAACTTATACAATTAATGCTACAGATATTCAAGTCTATTCTGATTCTAATAAGCTAATACCAGGTGTAGAATATATTATTGATTTATTGGGAATCACTGTAGAGCTTGCACAATCGTCATATGTAGAAAATGCCAAGTTAGCAGTAGTAGTTACTTTAGATTCGGATTATTCTGTAACTAACAACGGTACCATAGAGTTTGCTACAATCTATCCAAATAACACCGATATAGAAATAATTACATTCTATAATCATATGTTGCTAGATATTGATAGAACTACGGATGTATTTGTTCCGTCTACTATATTAACTCCGGGCACAACTGACTATTATGAATTTACTAATAAGTTAGGTGGACAGTTTAGCCTACGTCGTCCAGCAGTGTCAGATGATTATGTTTGGATTATTAAAAATGGAACATTATTAACTCATAGCGTTGACTATGTAGTAGAAGATGATCGAGTAACTGTTAAATTAAAAGATTCTCTAATTGATACTGATGTAGTCCAAGTAATGTTGTTCTCCGATGAAACAATAACTACTAGTTTTGGATTCATGCAGTTTAAAGATATGTTAAATCGTGTACATTACAAACGTCTACGTGCAGACAAAGCTACTATCCTAGCTGCTGATCTAAATCAGTCAGATATTGAGATTGTTGTAGATGACGGCTCAGTATTCTCTGTACCTAATCCAGCACTAAACTTGCCTGGTATTATTGAGATTAATGGAGAGCGTATTGAATATTTTACTAAAATAGGTAATGTATTAGGTCAGTTACGCCGAGGAACATTAGGTACAGGCACTCCAGTAGTTCATGCAGCTGGCACAACTGTACAAGATATAGGCCCAACTGAAACCATTCCGTATTCTGACACCATTATTGTTAATACAATAGTCAGTGACGGATTTACTACAGATGTGGGCAACTTAGCGTATATTCCTAAACTAGGAATTAATCCTAAACCTAAACAGCATAATTATGATACGGTTGACGTATTTGTTAACGGCTACAGATTAAAAAAAGCAGAATACAAACTGTTTATGGAATCAAACCCTAACCATCAACCGTACAGTCCCGAAGGCGATATAACTTTCCCTGCAGAATTTAGTGTAGACGGAGTTCATAATCGAATCACTCTAACAACTGCTGCTGCTGAGAAAACAAAGGTAGTTATTGTTAAGAAAGAGTTAAAATTATGGGAAGATGAAGGCAAGAGTTTAGCAAATTCTAACAATAAGATTGCTAATTTCTTGAAAGGAAACGCAACGGTTTGGCCACGATAAATAATAAACAATGAGAGATCACTATGCAAGGTAAAGACTTATCAGGAATTCACATAGAGGGACATATTAAAATATATGACCCTAAAACACAAGAGGTTTTCATTAATAAACGTAATGCTATACACTACGAAAATATGAGCATTGCGCTGGCAGAAAGTATTGCCAACGCCGGGCAAGGATTTATCTATGAGATTGCGTTTGGCAACGGTGGTACAACTGTAGACCCTACAGGTATTATTACCTACTTAACGCCAAATTCAACTGGGACAAGTGCTACATTATACAGTGAGACCTACAGTAAAGTAATAGATGATCGCTCAGTAACTAATTTAGATCCTGTAAGGAACAAGATTGAAACTCGACATGTAACAGGTACTAACTATACTGATGTATTTGTTACTTGTTTGCTAGATTATGGCGAGCCGCAAGGACAAGATGCATTTGATAACACAACTAACAACAATTCAGACTTTGTGTTTGATGAGTTAGGCTTACGATCTTATAGTACTAGTGGGACTGGCAAGTTATTAACCCACGTTATTTTTCACCCTGTACAAAAGAGTTTAAATCGTTTGATCCAAGTTGACTATACAGTACGTATCCAGAGTTTGACTGGACTAAGTGAGGTTGCATAATGTCATATAAAATTGATCACTCAGATCTTCCAAATAATGGTTCTATTACAGTTGACGACCAACAGCTTAATCAGCAAACAAGTTTAACATTTGTAGGAAAGAATTACACTGGATATTCACAATTTATTGCAGAAAATTTCTTACATTTATTAGAAAATTTTGCTAGGGCCACTGCCCCTGGCGAACTTCCAGGCGAAGGTTCCCCCATCCCAGGTCAGCTATGGTACAATACCGGGCGTACTTCTGACCCAGCCAAGCCTCAATTACTAGTATACGACGAATCTCATAATTGGGTACCTGCTGGTAATGTTATTAAATCAATCAGTCCTCCAACAAATGCTACAATTGGAGATTTGTGGGTTGATACCTCAAACCAACAGCTATCTCTATGGTCGGGTTCAAGTTGGATTCTTGTAGGCCCGCAGTTTAGTGCGGGCGCACAAACAGGCCCGTATGTTGGAGACCCAATACCTGATACAACATCTCCGATTGCTATTAATCATAATGTTATTAAATTAATTGTAGCTGACGAAATTGTTGCAATTATTAGTAAAGATGCATTTACTCCTAAGACGACGATCGAAGGATTTGCAACAATAAAACAAGGCATTAACATTTCTACTAAAGATTTTGACGGTAACGGCACTGTTCTTAATAAATTATGGGGCACTGCTGAAACTGCATCTAGTTTATTAGTGGGAAATACCGCAGTTGCAGCAACAAACTTTTTAAGAAGTGATATTGCTAGCGTTACTAATTATGGATTAGGAATTAGAAACAATGCAGGAATTACTGTAGGCTCTGACTTAGCAACATCATTAACAGCTAGTCAAGTAGGAGAATCAGTTTTATATAACAAGATTGATGGCTCTAGCATTTTTATTAGAATTAAACAAAGTGGTGTTGATAAAGATGTTATCACAGTTACTGGTCCACGTGTTGGAGTTAACAAAACTAATCCGGCTCAAGCGTTAGATGTAACTGGATCAATTGCAGCAAGTGATAGTATATTAATTACCGGAACTACTAATGCCACTAATCTAATTACTGGTAGTTTACAAACAGCAGGCGGAGCAGCCGTTACAAAAAATTTACAAGTTGGACAAAACTTAACTGTAATAGGTACTGCGGCAACCGGTGCATTAACGGTAACAGGCGCACTTGCAGCATCAGGCGCAATAACAGCACCTACAATTAATGCAACTACGTTTAACGGAACATTTGTAGGTCAACTTTCTGGATCAGTAACTGGTACAGCAACACGATTAACTAGTCCTACAGTATTTCAATTGCAAGGAGATATAACTAGTAATTCAATTAGTTTCACTGGCGCACAAGTAGGCGGTACTGCAACATTTACTACAGTTATATCGTCAGACTTTATCAATACTAAAACTGCGGTCTTTGATTCAAATAACTCCGACGAATTAATTATTAATAGAATTGGTACAGGGTTAAGAAAAACTAATAAACAGACTTTTTTAGCAAATGTTGCAACAATACCAACAGGAACTATTCTTCCTTTTGCAGGAACAACTGTACCTAACGGATATTTGTTATGTGACGGTAGCGAACAATTAATTTCGTCGTACCCGGAACTTTTTGCTATAATTGGGTACACCTACAAACCACTAGTAGATATACTAGGAGTATCAACTTTTGGTATACCTGATCTTAGAGGCAGATTTCCTTTAGGAAAAGATAGTATGAATAATGGAACAATTGTTCCATTATTGCCAACTGGAGAAACGTCAAACACAACAATTGGTCCAGCAGCAGATAGAGTAACTGAGGTCACTGCAGATACTGTTGGTATGTATAACGGTGCAGAAGATAAGACATTGACAGTAAATAACCTTCCGCAGCATAGACACAACTTACAAGGAAATGCGGGCGGCCAGTACTATGCATTTAGAAATGCTCCCGGCGCACCCGACGATACTGATGCAACAAGTGGCCTAGGAGCTACTGATACTAATACTGGTCAGTATTTAACTAATAGTGGACCAATTGTTGCCAGCGGCGCACTAGCGGTTCCATTTAATACAATGAATCCGTACTTGACAATTAACTACATCATCTTTACTGGTAGGATTATATAATGACTTATAAGATTAATAAAACAGACGGTGCGTTAATTGCTGAAGTTATTGACAGCGCAATTGATCAAACAACTACAGATATTACTCTCATTGGTAAAAATGTGTCCGGATACGGCGAATTTATCAATGAGAACTTTGTAAAGATTCTTGAAAATTTTGCTAATACAAGTCAACCTAATAACCCACTGACTGGTCAAATATGGTTTGACACTAGTGAAAACAGATTAAAAGTATATGACGGCCTTGGTTTTAAAAACGGCAGCGGCCCTATAGTATCAAGTACTCCACCAACTACAGCAATCCAAGGAGATTTTTGGATTGACAGCGCAGAAAATCAACTGTACTTTTATACTGGCACTAACAAATACCCCGCTAGTAAAATTTGGAAAGATAGCCAAAAAAAATCAGGATTTGAAGTTGACACTATATATGACACTAATAATGCTCCTAGAGTAATTGTTAAACTATATGTCGGGCAAGCATTATTGGGTATATTCAGTAAAGATCCCGTAGCGTTTACTCCTCGTGAGGATAGTATTGGCCTTGGGGGATTCACCGGTGAAATTGGTCCAGGATTTAATCAAAGTACACTAGCAGGTATGAAATTCCGTGTTACTGCTACTAACGCTGATGCATTAATGGGTAAAACACCCGCAAACTTTGTATCAACGCTGGGTAATTCGACAATTGCCTCGCCAAGCGGCCCAGACGGCCCCGGAACATTATCAATTTTAAATAGCACTCCGTTGATACTAGGGGCAGGATCTCAAACTGAGATTAGGGTTGATAATAGTTCATTACAGATAGTATGTGCCTATCCTTATCAGAACTTTTTGCTTAAAGTTAAGAATTCGGGCGGAGTTGTAGATGCAATACTAGTGGATAGTCAACACAGTAAAGTTGGAATTTTTAACAATACTCCGGAGTATACCCTAGATGTAACAGGTAGTTTTAGAGCATCTACACAGTTACAACTTCCAAAATATACAGTTTTTGACCGTGATGCAAGAACTATGTCTAGCGAAAATAATGGAGAGTTAATTTATAACACTACGACAGATAAAATTCAAGCATACGCAGCAGGCACATGGGTAGATCTAAATTGAATTTTAAACTAAATACTAATAGTTAAGGGGTAGAACGAATGTCGTACAGCATTAATAGATATAATGGAACAATAGTGTCCGTCGTTGAAGACGGCACCATCGATAATACGCTTGATATTAAACTTATCGGCAAAAATTATGCTGGTTATGGTGAAGTCCAAAACGAAAATTTTGTACATTTACTAGAACACTTCGCAGGCCCAACAGAACCTTCTCGCAGAATTACTGGTCAAATTTGGTATAATAGTGACTCTAAGAAATTACAGTATTATACTGCTACTGGTGCTACTGGGTGGAAAACAACAGGCGGTGCTGAAACCGGTCCCACTCCCCCAACTAGCCCCACATTAGGAGATTTCTGGTGGGACACTGCTAATGATCAACTGTTTTCATGGAGCGGAACACAATTTATTTTAGTTGGCCCACAAGGAGTTTCAGGTAGCGGAACTACGCAACTGAAATCTCGCAGTGTTAAAGCAGCTCCTGGTGGCATAGTTGGCGGCACGTATGTTCCAATTATTCAAGCCATTGTTGATGACTCTACGATATATATTATTTCTAAAACTTCATTTGAAATTGACCAAACAGTTCCCGGGAACACAATTGCAGGCTTTGGAATTATCAAAGCCGGTATCACATTAAAAGATACTAACAATGCAGAAGGTGTAACTACTTCAGCAACTGAAGTTTTCCATGGAACTGCTACTAATGCATTGGCGTTAGGTGGCGTTACCGCTAACGATTTTCTTGCTATTTTAAATTACGATTTTACACCGGCAGCTGATCCTGTACTGTTTAATAGTGGCGGATTTACTGTTGGTGGCACAAGTGGTGCTGGCGTTAATACACTAACAGTTAATATTAATTCAAGTAATCCAGTATTTAAATCAGCAACTTCATTAATGTCTTTTCAGACAACTTCGGGATCAGTTAAGACTCCGTTGACGTTGTCTTCTAATAACATTTTGCCAGGTGCTGATAGCGTATCTAACATTGGCTCTGCTAGTTTTAAATATGCTACAGTATATGCAACATCGTTTAACGGTCCGGCTACTCAAGCAGATTCTCTTAGTGTTGGCGGCAATTATCAAGTAGCTAGCACCTCAGCTGGCGTAAACACAGTAGCTGCGCGAGACAATTCTGGAAACTTAACAGCCAATGTGTTTAATGGTACAGCTACCGCAGCTCGTTATGCTGACTTGGCTGAAAAATACTTGGCTGATGCAGAATATGAAGTTGGTACAGTTGTTATGATAGGCGGCGAAACTGAAGTTACCGCAGCACAAGTTGGATTCCGTGCAATTGGTGCAGTATCTGCTAATCCTGCACATTTAATGAATAGCGAATTAGCAGGCGGCACGGCAGTTGCGTTAAAAGGACGAGTTCCAATTAAAGTAACAGGATCAGTTATTAAAGGTCAACGTTTAGTTGCTGGCCCAAACGGCACTGCTCAAGCAGCCATGGGAAATACTGCAGATGTGTTTGCAATTGCATTAGAAAGCAGTGACGACACTGGAGTTAAACTAGTCGAAGCACTAGTATTATAAGGATAAAACATGTCAGCAGGGCAAGGTCAAATAATTGAAAAAGCTGATTACGATACTATTAAAGCTAAAGTTGATTTAGTTTTAGGTACGGGATCAGGACAAACAGGATACGGTCAAACTATTACTTCGCCAGCAGTTACTGCTGGTGCTGTAATATACGCCCAACAATGGCTTTATTTAAGAAATGATATGGTAAAGTGTCGCCAACACCAAACTGGTGCATCTGTAGGTACAGGTAGTGCAACAGATGGAGCAAACTTATTAGTACCATCAAGCGGAGCTTCAATTACAGAAGCATTACGTAATCAATTTAATCTATTTTCAAATACAATCACCTCAGATAAATTCTCAATTGGTGCTGGACAATATTCTGGTGAGGGATTAATTACTGGAACCTATTCTTCGGCATGGAACGGAACATTAACACATACTGTTACAGTCTCAAGTACTGCTGATAACATGCGATATTTTTTCAATGCTGGCGGCAAGATTCGTGTATCTGCTAACCGTTCCGGCGGCACATCTAGTAGCAAGAATACTACTTGGGACACCATGTTTAGTCAGATGGGCGAATTCCAGATGGATTATACCCAGACAACATTTACTGGTGCAGCAACGGGTTCTGCAATAGGTTGGTTTGATCTTACTACATCAAATCAGCTAGTTGGACAAAAAAGTGCTCCGTCAGGTTCTTATGCAGAAAATAGATACTACATCTATGCTCGTCGAGATGCAGGATCAACTCAGTTGATTTTAACAATTCAGTTTCAAGACAATGACGTTGGCGATCCAAACTTTGACGAAAATGTTGACGGTACATTAAACAGTGTTATCAGTCAATACCGCCCGTCCGGTGCAAACGTATCAGTAACAGCACCTACTGCTAGTCAGTCAATATCGTAACTCTAAACTTCTTGACAAGCTAATTACTATACTGTATAGTAAAAGCTCTGGAGGTTACTGTGGACGAACGATTAGAAAAAGCATTTCAAACAGCCAATTATATGACCACGTTGAGCAATCAACGTAAGGTTATTCTTGAAGAATTTCAACAAAGTCTTATCTATTATTTTCAAGGTGCAAGTTTCACAATTGATAGAAACTTAATTACCTTTATTGGCACACTTGTTACTCGTGAAACTACAGTAGCCGTAGTACTTGACGATAATAACATTCCCGTAGAAATCCCCGATTTAAAATTATTTTTAGACGAGATTATTTCTATCTACTTTAGTGCAACCAACGACTATTTGGTAAAGTACAATCAAATTAAAACCAAACGCCGTGTTGGCGATTTAATGGCCCTATGACACGTGGCGTATTAATATTTGCGCAAAATAATGCAGAGATTGACTATGCAAAGATATCTTTGTTTGCCGCCAAACGAGTAAAAGAATATCTAGGAGTACCTGTTAGTTTAGTTACAGATAGCGCAAGCTGGCTTAAACAAAGTCAGCCAGATGCCGAACAAGTGTTTGATCAAATCATAGAAATATGGACAGAAACACATCAGACTAAAAAATTCTATGACGGATCGCTGGCTGTAAAAACGTTAACATGGAAAAACTTATCACGTGTTGATTGTTGTTTTTTGTCTCCCTATGATGAGACGCTAGTTATTGACAGTGATTTCATTATTAGCAGCCCTACATTAATGAATATATGGGATAATCAAAACGATTTCTTAATATATAAAGATAGTTTTGATCTAGCTAGCTGGCGCGATGACCGCAGTTTTAGATATTTAAATCAACATTCTATTCCGTTCTATTGGGCCACTGCATTTTATTTTAAAAAGACCGCAGCTACATGGGCGTTCTTTGATCTAATTAAAAACATTAAATTAAATTGGAATTATTATAGATTGTTGTATAATATAGACTCTACAGTATTTCGAAATGACTTTGCGTTCAGCATTGCTATACATATGATGGGTGAAGATTTTGCAACGCCGTTGCCCGGAAAAATGAACTACATTTTAGATAGAGATATTTTGTTAGATATAGACAATTCTAAATTAACATTTTTAGTTGAAAGGAAAAATTTTAACGGAGAATACACAGCAGTTAAGACCAGCAATCTAGATGTACATGTTATGAACAAATATAGTCTTACTCGTTGTATTGACGGAGTAGTAAATGAGTAAAGGATTTTTAGTACTTGCTCAGAATAGTGATGTTGACTATGTACGTCAAGCATATGCACTAGCGTTAAGCATTAAAGCGACTCAGCCTACTATTAATAATGTTAGCATTATTACTAATGATATGTTGCCAGCAGGATTTTCTAAAGCATTTGACAAAGTTATTCCAATCTACTTTGGAGACTCGGCTGCAAACAGTGCATGGAAAGTAGAAAACAGATGGAAACTGTACAGATCAAGTCCGTACGACGAAACTATTGTATTAGATGCAGATATGCTAGTATTAGATAATATAGAACATGTTTGGAAATTTGCCAGCGAACGAAATTTGTGTTTTACTTCATCAGTTACAGATTATAAATCTCGTATAGTTGTTGACGACACATATAGAAAAATGTTTGTAGCTAACGATTTACCAAACTTATATTCTGGAATGTGTTATTTTAAAAAATCTCAACTTGCAGAGGACTTTTTTAAACTGCTAGAATTTATTACTAATAATTGGAATAAAGTCTTCTATGACGCTGCGCCTAAAAACATGCAGAACTTTTATAGCTTTGATGTCTCAGTGGCCATTGCTGCCAAGTTAATGGGCATTGACGATATTGTTACACATAAACATAGCCCATTTACTTTCACACACCTAAAGCCAGCATTACAAGGTTGGGATCCAATTCCACAATCTTGTCTAAGCCAACTATTGATAAATTTTACAGACTCTAGAGAATTATATCTAAATAATTTTAGACAACGAGGAGTGTTTCATTATGTAGAGGATGCATTCCTTACTGATGAAATTATTAAAAAATTAAATGTATAATCCAGAAGAAGACGTTATACCCTACGAGCTAATAGCTAAGTCGTTAGCATTGAGTACTGTAGTATTACCTTATCGAGTGTACTTTGATAAAGATACCGGAGATATTTTAAGTGTTACAAATGAAGCCAGTACTCAGTATGACTATTTTGTAGAATTTGAGTTTGATATTGTTAAAGACTTTTTGAATGGTGTTAGCCAATTTAAAGATTTTCAAATTACGTTTATTGACCAAAATACACCAAGAATTGTTTCTAAGTACGAAGATGATATTACAGCAGTATTTTTAACTCAAGCACCGTTAGTAACAAACTGGGACAGTATGTTTACTATTGAAAATTATCCTACATTTAAAAAATGGGGATTTCAAATACGTAACGATCAACGAGAAATATTAAAAAAATATAACCTTAATACTACACTTGAGATTTATGTAATCGACAAACGTAACATGAATTTTATCTATAGAACTATTAAAATTTCAATAAATGAATTAATTAAAAAAGATAGAGAAATTGTGTATTACCATTCTGACAAAGAAGGTGATATCAATAATACAGTAGTGTATGTTAAACAATTCTTCTCATCAGTTGGACATTATATAATACCATGACACAAACAGTTAAAATTTTAGATTACGATATTATCTATCTCAGCTACGATGAACCGAACGCTGAAAAAAATTATGCAGATCTGTTAAAAAAAGTGCCTTGGGCAAAACGTGTACACGGAGTTAAAGGTAGTGATGAAGCACATAAAGCCTGCGCTCGATTAAGTGATACCGATCGATTTGTTACAGTAGATGGTGACAATACAGTACGAGAAGATTTCCTAAATCAAGAAATTGATTTTGATGAACATAAAGATTTATCAAAGTGTGTTATTAGCTGGGCAGGATACAATGTAGTCAACGGACTTATGTACGGTAATGGCGGATTAAAGTTATGGCCTAAGCAGTACGTATTAGACATGAAAACGCACGAAAACGCACCCGCTGATGATCCTAATGCACAAGTAGACTTCTGCTGGGATGCAGAGTACATACAGATGAATAGTTGCTTTAGTGATGTGTATAATAATGCAAGTCCGTTTCAAGCATGGAGAGCTGGATTTCGTGAAGGTGTAAAAATGTCACTAGAGCGCGGAGTTAAAACAGCCAACAAAGAATTTAAGAAAGAAATTCATTGGAAGAACTTAGATCGTTTGCGAGTTTGGCTGAATGTTGGAGCTGACTCAACAAACGGACTATGGGCTATTTTAGGAGCCCGCCACGGATGCTACATGACCAACTGCACTGATTGGGACTATGTACAGGTTAGAGATTTTGATTACCTTACTAGTCTCTGGCACAATGACGTGGAGCATTTGAACGTTGAAGACTCTATTAAGACCTATGGTGTTAGCTTAAAAAACGCACTCGATCTTGAGATAGCAACATTAGATGCAGATGCTAGTAAATTTTTTAAATCAGTGCACCTTAACCAATATCGTAAAGGTAGTGGATTTCTGGATAAAGAATAATGTACGATATAGTATTTTACAATTCTAAACCTCTACCTGAAGAGCGTCAAACGTTTTTAACAGAAAAATATCCTCACGCTAAATTTGTAGAGTTTGACAACACACTAACTAATACTGCTAACTTGGCTAAGAAAAATGTTCTTACTAAATTCTTTTGGTTTATAGATTCAAGTTATGAATTTTTAGACACAATGATAGAGTTTGAGCCTAAGAAATGGGATGGCGAATTTGTACATGTGTTTAAATTATTCCAAAAGTATGCTGATAAATTTCAGTGTTATCTTATTCCAAAAAATCATTATATAGATGTAGATGATAGTCAAGAATTTTTCTCTGATTTAAAATATATAAACACTTATATTGTTCAAGCAGATACTATATATGATATATTTTTTCTATCTTACAACGAACCTAACAGCTGGGATAACTGGCAAATATTAAGCAATCGATTTCCACAGGCAAAACGAGTCTTTGGAGAATCTAACATATACCTTAGTCACAAAGCCTGCGCCGAACAATCTACCACTGATTATTTTTGGGTAGTTGATGGGGATAATGAAGTGTTGGATACATTCGACTTTGATTATTACGTAGAAGATTATGCATTTGATCTTGTACATATTTGGCACAGTCGTAATGAAATAAACGATCTAGAGTACGGCAACGGTGCTATTAAACTGTTACCTAAAATGTTATTTGACATAACAAAAGACGGGGTTGACATTACTACTAGTCTTGGTAATAAACTCACCATAGTGCCTAAAGTTGCAAGCGTTAATAGATTTGCATCTAGTCCCTGGAATGCCTGGCGCAGTGGATTCCGTGAAGCAGCTAAGTTAGCCAGTAATACTATTGCACGAAGTGATCAAGAAGAAAACGTCAAACGTTTATCTGCTTGGACCACTAAAGGATTAGATAGACGGTTTGGAGAATATGTAATACCTGGTGCCGCGTTAGGTATGCAGTATGGAATTGAGAATAAAAATAACCAGGACGCATTAATTAAAATTAATGACTGGTCCTGGTTGTACGAACAATTTAAACTTAATGTTAAGTTGCCTATGCGCCCTGAGTAACTAGATCAGTAGCCATCGGAAAGATGGCTGCAATTGCTTTTGCACAGGCAATTGCTACTTCTTGGTGCTCTTTCTGTGTACCATTAGCACTACGTAATTCAATAAAGTGAATCCAACTACGCAGTGTTCCATTCATATATAAACGACTTTCTGTGAGGCCTTCTGGCAATACTGCACGAGCTTGTTCTTTAGCAATGCCATTTTCAATAGCCCATCCGTATGCTTCTTTGGCAGCACCGATAACAGCCTGTTGGATTAATTCCCATTCTGCTTGAAGTTGTTCATCTTCAGTAGCAACACTATTTTGTCTATTTTTAGGATCTTGTAATCTAGCTTCACGAGTTACAAAGTCTAGATCCTTTGTAGGATCAGCATAACGTTGGCTAAATTCTTGGAAACTAAAACTTCTGTGTCGCAAGATTTGACGGGCAATATCTCTGGTAGTTGTGATTTCAATGCAAGCACTTACCATTTCAAGTGGTGACCAATGTTGGTGCTTGACCAAATATTTGATGAGTTTTTCGCTTGTTTCTGTATTGAGTTGATTAGCAGGATTGCTAACACGGGCACAATATGCAATTAATTCTTGTGCGTTATCAACACCTAACTCTGCAAATTCTTGTGTGGGTTGACTATAGCTAATCAATTTAACATTCATTTTAATTTTCTTTTCTTTAAAAATTTATTTGTATTCTTAATCATGTCTTTTTTAACTCTCTCAGTATCGAGTTTAAAATCTACATTTTCTATTTCACTTTCGTATGAAGCAAGCATCTCTTTAAGATTTGCTTCAAACGAATCCCAGTCGGATTGCGCCTGCTGGCTGGCTATTTTAATTTCCCAAACTTTTTTATTTTTAAATGTAACTGTAACTGAGTCGAGATATTTAAGAGGTACTACGTTTAGGGTAATCTCTCCAAATACCTCGGGCCAATGTTCGACTACATCTTTAGGAAATGGTTTTCCGTTAGTCACTCGTTAATAGCGGCTTTTTTCTTAGCGGGTACTAATTCTTCAGCCATACGGCGAAGTTGAGCAGCTTCCTTGCTTAGTCGGTCCGCATCGCTGCGATATTTTTTAGCCAGCATATCATCAGTTAAGATGCCATCTTCATTTACACTAGCCGATGTAGTTCTTCCAGCATCATATTGATCCATTAGCGGTTCAGTGTTACCTGTAGTAGGACTAATGTCTTTTACTTTTGCTAGTTCTTGTACTTCAACATTTTCTTTAGCAGATGGTCGAATAGCAAGATCTTGTACACTAACACCTGCTTGTTGTGCAATTATTTGATTTAATTCTGATAGTAAAATAACAGCCTGAGTATTAGGAACCATTTCAATTTGATCAGTAGGAAACTTAAATAACAATCCCCTTGCATGTAGACTAGGCAACATAGTACTGCCGTCTCCAAAAACTGCCCTAGCTAACACTTCACTAAACTCGTTTGCTGACTGGGCAGCGTTTGACTCAACTAAATTAATAAGAGAATCATGTTGACTTGCATCAAGGCTTTCTGTTTGAATAATTAGACAGCTAAATGCATCTCCAGGCAGTGTTCTAAACACTACTAGGCATCTGCGTCCTGTTGACTTAATACGACCTACATGTTTTAAGGTTTGCATATTAAACTCCTGGTTTAGCTGTTTTTGCTACAGTGTCTAAGAATGCAGATAATTTGTTATAAGTTTGACCAACAGCTACCATTTCATTAGGTTTAAATGCCCCACGTGAACTAGCAATATCAATGATAGTTCGCATCGCATTAAGATCGTTGATAGTTAAATCATTTGATTCTTGAGTTGCCGCAGCCTCGGCTGGTTGTTCTACTTTTGTTTCTTCAGTCATAGTGACCTCCTTGTATAAATTATATATGCTTATTAATTAGTAGTTAGGTTAAATGTGGGCAGGCAAGTTTGAAAAAACTAAGTTCTTTTTCTTGCTCAAAACCAATCTTTGTAACATAGACAATAGTGTTGTCTATTAGATCAACTGCTTGTCCCACATAATATCTGCTATTGAGATTTTGATAAATCCACGTATCTATTGTTTTATGATATGTAGGAGTATATTTTTCTAATAGAGTATAATGAAAATGTTTTGCTGGAAATACTACTTTTCTTAAATCTAATGCATTAAGTGCATTAGGTTTGCCGTTTTTCAATGCCATTATTTGTAACCAATTGTCATGTGTCTAGTGTAGGGAGCATCTTTAAAATTAAAGTGTAAAGAACCGCTAAACAGTTCTTTAAGCGGCCAAAGAGATTTAAAATGCTCTAAACTTTCCGGACGTTGTACGTGATCATCAATAACTAGATCATTACCTTGAAACAAACACAGCGTTCCTGCAGGTATATGATCATACCATTCTCTACTGGTAAAATGTTCTGTTGATGTATTGACTACTAGATTGATATTATCGTTATATGTATTTAGATTTGCATCTCTAGGGAACGATCTAAATTGCCAATCTTTGATTTCCCAAGTATTATTAATCAAATTTGCATCCATACACACACTCGGGTCAACGTCATAAGATCTACAATATTCTATATTAACACGTTCCCTAGTTTGCAAAATAAAATGCAGTAGAGCATACCATCCGCCTAGAATAGCAATACGAAGTGGCTCAATTTTTAGTTGAGCCACTATAGGTTCTAACTCACGTGCCGCCCAAACTTTACTTTCAATTTGGCCGGCACTGAATGCATCAGGATCAAGTTTTATCACTAGACTCATAGTATGCGTGAGCACCAAAAGGTGGAACAATAGTATTGTTGCCGTGAATGATGAATACTGTATCACAGTAATTTTCATCACCCCAGCTACCCCAAGGATAACCGTCTGTAAACATGATAAACTTCTTAGGATTAATATCGTGTTGTTTCATGTAGTCCCAGTTAGCATCAAATTCAGTACCACCGCCACCTTTAACTTCGTATTCCATAATGTCTGCACCATAGCCATCAAAGTCTGCTTCGTTATATACTTTGGTATCAAAGCACCAGAGTTTAATCTTATACTCTTTGTACTCATCCATAATGCCTTTAATCTCGCTGATAAAGTCCTTTGCCTGCTCATCACTAATAGAACCTGACATATCAATAGCAATACAGATATCAATAGTCTCATCGTAGTTAGTACCTGGCAAAATTGCACTCATGTGCCACGCTTTACGATTAGGACGCATAAAGGTGTAGTCATTCTTAATAGTACTTTGAATTTGCTGCCGCAGAATTTCACGCCAGTTCATTTTTGGCTCAGTAAGCTCTTTGATCATACGACCAATTTCCGCAGGTACATTTCCAGCACCGGCGGCCTGTGCCGCAGTCATCATTGCTTCTTTGACTTCGTCTCGGATTTGTTTAAGTTCTTCTTTTGAGTAAGCAGGGCGGCCTTTGCCTTCTTTTTCCCAGTCAATATGTTCGTCCAACAATTGACCAAGTGCTTCAAGTTCTTGATCGTCCATGGTATCGTAGATTTCATCATAGATCTGCTCTGAACTTTTGCCGTAGTGGGCAGTATCGTGGAAGATTTTAATCTTAGGAGGAACTTCACCGATACGATCACGGACTAACGTACCGTTAACTGAATAGTCAGCGGCAATGTTCCATATCTTGCGATCGCGTCCTTCTACGCGGAGCATATGCTCAAAAACGTTATGTAGGATTTCGTGTGCAACAACAAACTCAACTTGTTTAGTAGTTAAGTCTGCAAAAAAGTCTTTATTGTAATATAAGTGACGCCCGTCTGTAGCGGCAGTAGCACACCATTCTGTAGCATCTTCAATTTTAAGACGGGTTGCCATATTGCCAAAAAACGGATGACGCAATAGCAATCCAACTCGTGCTACAATAATTTTATCAACAATTGGATCTAAATAATTTGACATGTTTGCTCCTAAATATTTACTGTATGTATATATTATAACAGGAGCCGAAGCTCCTGTCAACTGGCACTAGCTCAAATTAGCGTGAATGCTTTTCTGTAGCTGCCGCAATGTACTTGCCATATTTAGTATGGAAGTCATCAAAACACTTGATCTCGTCCGGATCCAACGGCAGTTGGT